TGGGGTGCCATAGCACACGGCGCAGGTGCGGTGCATAGCAGTTTTGAATAGGTCAGCTTGCCATGCTGAGAACATGATGGACAGAGGGCAGATGACAAGGACTCTATGGATCAATCCTTTTTTCATTAGGTAGTCAGCCGCCCATATCGCCGCTGATGTTTTGCCTGTACCTGCCTCGTTGAAGCAGAAAGCACGTTTACGCAACGTCAAGAATTCCGCTGTTTCAACTTGGTGATCAAAGGGCTTGAACAAACCGGGCCAGTCATAATCCCGAGTGATGGGAGATGGCACTTTGATTTCTCGCGGCACGATGCCTGCAAGGCGCTCCATCTCAGGGAGTTGCCAGTTAACCAGCACCTCAGACAACCCTGAGGCGTTGTTCAGTATTTCACTCTTCTCAATGCATGATGTGATGAACTGAGCATCCTCGTATGGAGCCTTGAATCGCACTGCACTGTCTAACACTATTTCCATTACTGTCCTTGAACTGATTGTTGGTGTCAAGCCTGTCGCGTTGGAGATCAGTATGCTTACTAATTGGAACGCCGCTTGACTGACACGGTTAATAGGTCAAACCTAAGAAAACCTTGTGGCCCACTCGTGCCTTACGACCACACCCCTAAGTATAGGGGCAGTTTTGCATTTGTCAAGTTATTTATTTCATTGAACTATCGGGGTTTCTACTAAAGGAACGATTTTTTCGTGGGGATTCTAAGCGAACCCCATCCTTGTTAGACCCGCCTTTAGACAATGCCTTGACATGGGCAACGTCCTTGCCTGTGCGGTCAACACCCTTTTTGTCTAGTTTGCGCCTAGCACGTTGACGCTCCATGCGGTTGGCTAACTCACCGCGTTCTTTCTGCTGCTCGTACTCTTTTTTATAGGGTCTGGGTTTATTAACATAAGCCACGATCCACCTCCATTTGGTGTTTGATAGAGTTGTACATCATCTTAGCCTCCGCAATCGCCGCAAGGGCTTCGCCTAGGGCTACATCATAGTCACGGTCTAACATGGCATCGTGCGCGTTTTTGAGCGCCTTCTCTGCCATCATGCAGGGCCGTGCGTAGTCAATCAAAACTCCTTCTTCCATCATTTATCCTTATAGTGATCACAGGTTGATACAGGACACCAACCGCACAAGGGCGTTGGGTTCTCTTGCCATACGCCTGTCTCCATGCAGAGGCTCAAGCGTTTCAGCGAGGGGTGGAAATCTTCCCACAACTCTTTTAAATTCTCGCGCTGGAATTCACAGGTAATAAAGTCATTGTGTGCAACGAACAACAATCCCGCCTTTATGTACTCCAAATCCGGAAAATGGGCAAACGCCATTAGCGCCATCAACTGCAACTGTTTGGGATCAGCGTAGCGATTGCTTCCAGTTTTATAGTCAACGATGAAACCATCGGACTCATCAACGACCAACAAGTCAGCAATGCCCCGCGCCCAGTAATCCTTTGCGCCAAAACTGCATGGGGTCAGATCGTACCTAACCGCCATGTGATGTTCTGGGTACTTCTCCCCATCCATCTCGCGGAAGATGTCAAGCATGGGCTTGAATCTCTCGTAGTTACGTTCTAGGGGAGTGCCGTCCTTGACATAATCTTCAAGGGCTCTGTGTACTACGTTGCCATACAGCGTCTGTTTGGTCGGGGCTTTGTTAAACCGCTTGAGTACCTTGACCTCATGGTACTGTCTAGGGCAATTTATGAAGTCCTTGAGACCGGAGTAAGACCATTTGAGTTCCTGCATACTGAATCCGTACTGGTAGTTTTAGACGGTGAATCTTAGCAGTCGCCGTAATTTTGTGCAAACCCAGCCTCGCATGCAACAGGCAGTCCAGGGGCCCAAGCTGGCGGCGTAGACATGATGCCAGTCACGAAGGCTATAGCCTTGTCCACCTCATCCTCGGGGGCAACAATCACCGCCGCATCGTGGACAGTTAAGACCACCTGATACTTCTTGTTGATCTCATTCATCTGCTCACCCACAATGATCCGCGCCAAGGCTTGCACCACGTTCTCTACGAATGTCCCACCCCATATGGATACATCTCCCTTGCGGGATGAGTAGATGGTGCGTTGCCTCACTGTGTCAGCCTCTTCCTCTGATCCGGACTCAATGATCTCATCGATATGCCTCAGGTCTTTATAGCGTATGCCCAGACCGTTGGGCAGGGTAACCCCTGACTCATCTACCTTCACGCACTTCTGCACCCCGAAGTAATAGGGCTTACCTCCAAAGTCTTGCGTGACCAACTTCTTTAAGACAGTATCGCCTTCTGTCCATAGGTTTTTTATACTAGGGTAGGTATCCCGATAGACAGTAACAATGTCCTTGCATTCTTTCTCGGTCAGGGTGCGCCCCATTGACTTCAGTTGATGCATAAACTTACTGCCGCCCATGCCGTAGCCGCATCCAAGGATGGTTGTCTTACCTACGAACCTCTCGTCCTTGTCAATGCCCTCAACCGCTTTGGCATATATCTTGGACGCCATGATCTTGTAGACATCCTCTTTGTCTGCAAAGGCTTTTACCAGATCAGACTGCCCTGAGAGCCAAGCTAACACTCGGGCCTCAATCTGGGATGAATCGCAGTTAATTACTACATAGCCCTCTGGCGCAACGATGGCACGTTTGAGCGCCTTCTTCTTGGGGTCGCGGCTGGGTAAGTTCTGGAAGTTAACCTTATCATAGCCAGCCCATCTACCCGTGTGTGCGCCGTAGTATTGCAAAGGGATGGGGATAGTCCCTCGGTTGCGCTTACCTATGTCAATGAACCGCTGGATGCGGGACTCTTCGATCGTGGACTTAGTGCCCAGCCTTACCGCGCACAGGTGTTGGATGAATGAATCCTCGTGTTCAGTCAACGCTATAAACTGTGGGTCGCCTTTAGCCAACGCGAGTGTGGGCTTGCCTGTTGTCTTGCTGATCTTCATCTCAGGCTCAACGCCAAAGTCACGCAACACCTTGGCAAACTGGGGGTTACTCGCCAGCTTCTTGCGTACTGCCTCCTCATCCTCGCACTCCAACTTGTCCTTGAGGGATGAGAGCAACTCCTGTTTCTCTTTGTTCAAAGCTTGTAAACGCTCGTACAACACAGGCTCATCGATCATCAGCTTAGGATGTGTGAACATCCGGAGTGTCATATTTATTAGATCAAGTTCGGATTCAGGCATGGCCGGAACCAGCTTAAAGAACAAGTCGTAGGTTAACTGGACATCGTTCATGCAGTACTGGCCGTACTCTGCCAACTCTATCGGGGTAAAGTCTGCTTGGTATTTACCGATCGCCTTGAGTACCTCATCGCCCTTGACGCCCAACTGATAACGCTCGGCTAACGCTCGTAGAGACCCACCCACCTCAACGCCATGCATCGCCCTTGCCATGCACAAAGTATCAAGATAAAACTTAGGCGAGATGCCAAAGAACCATTTGAGGATGGCCCCATCAAACATCGTGTTGTGACAGAGCAGATTGCTGTTGCGCCAATCAAGGGATAGCAGAGTCTTACGCAAAGACTCACGACTACCTGAGTACCACTGCACAGGATCAGTATCGATCTTGATACCAACTCCAATGACTTCAAACTCGGGGGATCGTATGTACTCCTCCGTAGGTAATCTACTTAGACTGAACGACTTTGAATAGTAAGTTTCAAAGTCAAGGGTAATTAGGGACAAAGGGAACTCCAAAAAGAGGGGGCGTGTCGCCCCCTCGTTAATCACATGCGTTTAGGTGCAGGGCGAATGAACCCTGCTATCTGCATAGGCTTACCAGCAGGGCTAGGTTCATCGTAGAACATCCTTTTACGCAACGCCTCTACGTCGTCATCCCTAAAGAATTTATCGGGTGTTAAACCTCTTACGGTTTCTATCGCTATTTCAACGAAATCCAATCGCTCAGATAACGCCGCCTCTCTTAGGATGTCTTGCTGTGCCCTAGTCAAAAGAGTGTGGTGTGGGTGGTTAAGTTTTCTCATGATCAATTCGCAGGGTTGTGATATTCGTTCTTCTCAATGGCTCTGTCAAGATACCATCGCGCTTTTCTGAGGTCTTCAAGACCTTGGTTCGTACCCTTGTGCCCTGCTCTGGTTATGTACTTGACCACATTACCCAAGTGATACCCCAGACCTTTGGCTTCGATAAAGTCAATAGTCTCTACGCCCCCTACCTTGTAGTGAGAGGGTTGGTTCACCGGATCATGCACTGTGGATGTCACGCCTTGCATACGCGCAGGTATCTTGTTCAAGCCGTAAGAAAGGTTAGACAGTTGCGCTGGGCCAAGACTGCTGTACTGTTCTTCAGGAATAAACACAGCTTTGTACTTACCTGTAACTTTTACAAACCCATCAGGTTGATGCGCTACCGTGCAGTTAGGTGGCTCAGACCCCCCTGAGTCAATGGTTGCCGCAGTTGAGTTCTTCTTATCAAAGTGGCGTATCCCATAGATAGTATGTATGTTTACCTTAAACATGTCCGCTATTGTTTTTAAAGACACATCAGGGTTAGCGTACATATATGCCCGTATCATGTTTGATTTACGGCGCGGTGTTCTTTTGCTCATTTCTCTCTCCAAAAATTAAAAAGGTTAGTTCAGTTTGTGGGTGTTGGTTGTTTTTCAAGTGTTCACGATGACTCCTTCCTAAGATTTTTTCTTCGCTTTTTGAAGAAATACTTTATTACCTGAAGACTCACATTGAATCGCTCGGCAATCTCCCGCATTGACTCGCCTTGCTCACGCAGTACAAGTGCTCGGCGTTCGTCAATCAGTGTGGGCTTGCGCCCGCTCCCCGGCCTTGCACCACCCTTCACATCTTTCTCCTTTGTTGTCCGCAGTCCGTACACTTGTTATCCACAAAATCGTGGTATTTGGTTTCGCCAAGTTTTCCGCACAAGTGAGCGCCGAACAACTCAGCCAGCCCCATCAGATAACCCCCATCGGGCGCATGAAACAAGTGGGGGTGGCTTTCGGAGAAGTACTCTTCGTTTCTGGGGTGCGGGAGAACAAAAGGTCTGTTCAT